AGGTCATGGCGTATGGATCGAGCCAGGTCGAGGCGTTTGAATTGAGCAAGGTCAAGGCGTTTGAATCGAGCCAGGTCATGGCGCATGGATCGAGCCAGGTCGAGGCGTATGGATCGAGCCAGGTCATGGCGTTTGAATCGAGCAAGGTCAAGGCGTTTGAATCGAGCAAGGTCGAGGCGTTTGAATCGAGCAAGGTCGAGGCGTTTGGATCGAGCAAGGTCGAGAATCATTCATTCATCGAAAACAAGGAATCAAAAAAATGAACTCTTTTACACTAGCACCAGTCGGCGAACTGGATCGCCGCACGTACATCGGAGGATCACGCGTATCTGCGATCCTCGGGCTTGAACCCTATGGCCGCACGCCATTGACGGAATATCTGTCGATCATTGCCGATATCGAAAATCGCCCCGACGAGGAAACGCTGCGGTTTTTTGAATGGCGCAAGGAATGGGAACCCATTGTGATCAAGCGCGTGATACGCGAATTCGATGCGCAAATCGTCGGCGTGAATAACCGCTACATCGACCGGGAGCACGAATTTTTCGCGGCTGAAATTGACGCTGAATGGGTCGATAGCAAAGGGCAGACGCAGAATCTTGAAATCAAGACAGTTCACCCGCTGGCGTTCGGCGAGAAAAGCGGATGGGGCGAGCAAGGAACGGACGAGGTGCCGATACACTATGCCGCGCAGTGTATGTGGGGTTTGGGCGTCACCGGGCGTCAGACGTGCATTCTGGTGGCGATGGTCGGCATCGACACGTTTGTGTTCTACCGCATCGACCGCGACGAGGAAACCATCAAGCGGATGCGCCAAGTGTGCGCAGCGTTTTGGCACGACAACGTACTCGCGCGCAAGGCGCCGGATGTGATGAACCTCGATGACGTTCGGATGCTTTCATTCCGCATCGCAGGCAAAGCTGTCGAGGCAAGCGACGAAATGCTCGACAACCTCGAAAACTTGAAACGCCTGCGGTCGTCGATGGCGATGATGGACGAGGAAAAGGACGAGCTGATGTTCAAAATCACCGCAGAGATTTTGCGGGAATGGCAAGCCGATCCTGGCACTCCGCCGCAAGACAAGGCCGTGATCCTGAAGGGCGGCCGGGAGATCGCCAGTTGGAATTATCAGGAGACCACCCGCATCATGACGAAAGAGTTACGCGCCGCGCACCCTGACATCGCGCGGGAATTTTCCAAAACCACACCCAGCCGCGTGTTGCGGTTCAAAAAGGAAAAATGACCATGAACGATTCACAAAACCCGTTTGAAAGCACCGCCATTGCACAGCGCAATAGCGCCATGACCGCACGCACGGCAGAAACAGCAGCGTCCGCCGTTGCTGCACAGGCGACCGCCATGGTCAACGCGCGGTATGGTATGGCGATGCGTAACCCGCGCAACATGGATCAGGTGCGTCAAGACCTGCTGAAAGAATGCCGGCGCCCGAGCTTCGCCAACAACAAGTCGGCTCTTTACAATAAACCGATTGGCAAGGGTGTCGAAGGCCTGGGCATCCGCTTCGTCGAAGTCGCGCTGCGCTGCTTTCGCAACACGCTGAACGAATCCACGATGGTGTTCGCCGACGAGGAACGCGAGATTCACCGCGTCAGCATCACTGACCTGGAATCTAACACCACGTGGCCGATGGATGTTACCGTCACCCGCACCGTCGAACGTTCGAAGCCGTCAGACGATGGCAGCTATATTTCGATGCGGCTTAACAGCTACGGGAAAAAGGTTTACACCGTAGTGGCAACAGATGACGATCTGCTGAACAAGCGCGGCGCGCTGATCTCTAAGGCAATCCGCACGCTTGGCCTGCGCGTGATTCCCGGCGATCTACAAGACGAAGCCGAAGACACGATCCGCGCCGTACGCCTGAACAGTGCTGCGCAAGACCCTGACGCCGAACGGCGCAGGCTGGCCGATGCCTTCGCCGGCCTTGGAGTGTCACCGACCGCGCTCCATGAATACCTGGGGCATGGTCTCGATGCATGCACGCCGGCGGAGTTGGTCGACCTTCGCGGCTTGTATGGCGCGCTGCGCGATGGCGAAGCGACATGGGCTGAGGCATTGGACAACAAAAATTCGCAACGCGATCAAGCACCGGCAACGAACGAGAAACCGTCGCCCAAGGCAAAGCGTGGTGTTGACGGGCTCAAGGCGGCCGCGGCCAAGCGTGCCGATGATTTGCCTAAGACTGAGCACGCCGGAGTTGAAAGCGCCAACCGATATGACCCAATCACTGGGATTAGACACCCAGTAGAGCGTGGGATTGATGTCGATCAGCAAACCGGCGAGGTTGCACCGCTGCTGAGTGATGTCGAACGGATTTGTAGCTCTGCGCTTGACATCGCAGATTCACAGACGGCGTTCCTGCGCCTCGATGACGCGCGGATTCTGCTGCCTGAAATGTCGGACGAAAACCGGAAGCTGGCGATTGAAAAGATCGACGGCGCGGTGGCAGCGCTGAAAGCAAAGTTCACTGTTTAGAGGCAGTCTAGGCAGGGCGGGGAGAGGCACGGGGCGGCGTGGGTAGGCACGGCAAGGCAGGCGAGGCGCGGCATGGCAAGGAGCGGCACGGCATGGCAGGCAATATGCAGTTGCACTAAGCGGCGCCGCAGCGCTTTCTCTGCGGTATTTGCTCCCTGTACGTGGCGACACGGGGCAAATTCACGAGGCCACATTTTAGGAGATTTAAATGGCATTCGGAAAAAAGGAAGACGGCATAGCAGTTGTTCACCCTGCTAATATTCTGCGGGCAACGTTTGAGATCAATGGCACAGCACCGTTTGTTCAGGCGCGCTTTTCCAAAAAAGCTGAACTGATGGGCGCCATGGCGACAAAGTCGGCAGACAAAAAATCCAAATCCGCGCGCGCGCCGCGTGATTATGACAAGGATTTCATCGACGCGCAGCATGTCTCCACCGCCGGCTGGAACGGCATTCCCTGCCCGGCGTTCCGCTCGGCAATGATCGCCGCCTGCCGAACAGTTGGCCTAGTCATGACCACCGCCAAAATGTCGGTGTTTGTTTTGCCTGACGGATTCGACGCGGAAGAGGGTACGCCGCTGGTGCGTTTGATTGCAAAGGATAAGCCCGAGCGCTCCGAATTGCCGGTGCGTAATGCCAATGGCGGAATTGACATCCGCATACGTCCGATGTGGCGGGAATGGGGTGCGAAGGTCACGGTCGAGTTTGATGCCGACATGATTTCAGCGGAGTCGGTGGTCAACCTGCTGGATCGCGCCGGTCGTCAGGTCGGCATCGGCGAAGGAAGACCTTTTTCCAAAAACTCCACCGGGCAAGGCTGGGGCACATTCACCGTTGTTACCAAATAATTTATTTTATCCGGAGATTTTCATGGCAAAAAAACCACCGAAGCAAACGACCATTTCGCAGCACGACATTTTGACGGCAGCGCTCGAATCGCTCATCAACCGCAACAATGGTCGAATCGGCCCGCGCACCCTGTTGGAAGACGCGCGCGATCCGAACAGCCCGTTCCATTCCAAGTTTGAATGGGACGATGAAGTTGCCGGCGAGCAGTACCGGCTTGCGCAGGCCAGCCATTTCCTGCGCGAATGGAAGGGCGTTGTCATGCGCGTTTCGTCAGAATCTAAAAGTATCGTTGTCGAAGTCGGGCGAGCATTGCAAAGCCCGGCATCGGATCGCTCGAAAGGCGGGAGGTCGTATCAGTCGATTGAAACGATCATGGCCGATCCGGTCAAACGCGACGATTTGATTCTAACCGTGTTGAACGAATTGCGCGCCTACCGCAAACGCTACGCGCAACTGATCGAGCTGGCGAATGTGTGGCATGAGATCGACGCAGCGATTCACAAACACGAACCGGTTGGATCGATGAATAAATCGGTGTCTGATCAAGTTGAAGTTACAACGTAATTCTCGGCTGGGCATGGCAGGCATGGCTCGGCGAGGCCTGGCGAGGCGCGGCCGGGCTTGGCAAGGCAGGCAAGGAAGGGCAGGCAAGGCGAGGCAAGGCAAGGCAAGGCGAGGCAGGCATGGCATGGCACGGCATGGCATGGCATGGCAAGGCAGGCGTGGCTAGGCAAGGCGAGGCAAGGCATGGCAAGGCGTGGCAGGCATGGCATGGCACGGCATGGCATGGCAATTTTTAAACTCAAATCAAAGGAATATGCACCATGGCTAAAAAATCAAATTTAGGTCGCAAGGACTCGGAAGGCCAAGAGGCCGTCGTCAAAATCGAAACGCTCCAGGTCGGCATGGACGAACTGCTGAAGCTGCACACAGCCGCCGAGAACGCTGCGACTGACTTCAAGGAAGCGGTAAAGGCCATCGCGGAAAAATCCGGCCTTAATGCTGCCACGGTATCGAAGTATGTCAAGGCGCGAGCGGGTGACAATTTCGACGCAACGAAAGGCAAGGTTTTACAGTTGGCGCTGGTGTTTGAAGAGGTGAACTAACATGGATCGGCAGATTGATTTTCAGTGCAGGGAAAAGATTCGACATCTTGATGAGGATGTATTTTTCTTCAAGGGCGCGATGGTCTTTGCTTCCTTACTGATTTTTGATCTGCTGATCCACGGTTACACGGTAATTTCAATGCTGGTCGCTGCGGTTTTGGCCCTGGTGATTCACCGCTGGATATCGGCATTCAGGTCGCTCAAGGCGTACCACGAGGAATTGAAAAAAACGGAGGTGTCATCATGCGAAAATCATTGAGGTTTTGTGCCATGGCCCTGTTCGCGCTTTCGGCTGGGCAGGCTTGCGCAGAGCAATACAAGTGCGCGGAGGATGTAGCGGATCGCAGCATCTGGTGCTTCGCGTCGAGCGCGGTGACCGCAAAGGGTGATGTGCGTGCTGCGGATGTGTTCACCGGCGGGCCAAAGGAAATACACCCGAGCGGTTACACCGCGACAGTCAATTGCACCTTGCGCACGTTGGAGCTGACGGACCGGCGCGGCGTGTTGCTGCTTGGTGGCCCGCCGCGAACGCAGCAGGGAAGGGATTTTGTGCGGTACCTGTGCGAGCATACGCCGGCACGCGGCGGGAAATGAGCGGATCGACTACCATTTCGACGTGATGTAATGCATCACCAGCGCAATCGCCATACTCAACAGGATCATCCAAAACACATTGCGCTGCCTGGTCTCGGCTGATTCTTTTTCGACCTTGAGTCGCCAGGTATCCATTTCGGCCCAGCGCGACTCTGACAAATCGCGCGGCATATAGTGGTTGCGTTCGTTTTCCAGTCGCTCGATTGAGCGGGTCATCGAATCCAAGCGATGATCAACTTCATCCTGCCGGACTTGGCGCATGTCGTTGATCGACTTCATGTCTGACCGCTGAATTTGCGCAATGGCATCGATGCGATTTTCGATGTACGTGCGGAAGTAGTCTTGCGAATTGCCGTTCCACGACGGGTTTTCCGACATGGCTATCCCCCTTTGGTTTTTAGTTTTTTGTGTTTAACGTCGATCTCGTGAGTTTCTTTGGTCACCACGGCCGTGGCGTCGATCTCAATGACATCATGGGCAACAACGACCCAGTCGCCGCTGGATGTGATCACGCTGGTGATCTTCCCATCTTTGTCGAATTGAACGTACTGTTTTCTTGTTGTCATCGCATGATTTCCATCACAGACAATCGGCCGCTTGCGATTTGATAATAGATCAACTGTGTCGACTGCATCGTCCATTGGATGGCAATCGATCCGCTCAACGTGTTGGGCAACAACGCCATCGCCGCGAATTCTATTTCCCACCCGCTGGAAGCTGCCACCGGGTGAGTCGAATAAGAAAATAATTTCGTCTCGACCGTCACACCGTTGACTTCCAAGGTCACATTGCCTTGAACGGCAACAGGCAACGGAGAACCTCCCCACACCGCATTGTTGATCTTGACCGTCGCCAAAATCATCAACGTCGATGGGTATTGGCTCGTACCGTGCAAGGTGAGTGTCAGCCCGAACGGGGCGCCGTAGCCGGGCGGTGATCCCTTTACATCGGCGGAATAGCTGATCGCGTTGTTGGCAATTTTTAGGCGCGTGACTTGCAAGTCCTGAATGTTCGCCTCGGTCACCGCCAGCGCGCCGATCACGCCGGACGCAGCGGTGATGGTGCCGGCGGCTAATTTGTCGGCAGTGATGGTTCCGGCGGCGATTTTGTCCGCGGTGATGGTGCCGGCCGAGATTGACCGGCCAACAATCGTGCCATCGATAATCAGATTTCCATTGAGCCCGAGCGCGGTCGATCCATTCACCGTGCCCAGCGCAAGTACCGGTGTTGGCGTGCCGCTGCCGTCCGGCTTCACGATCAAAAACTTGTCGGCCAGGATGATGAAGGTGCCGGTGGTGCCGTCCTGCAACAGCTCATACCCGGTGACACGCCCGTTCACATCGACCTTGACGCCGTAGCGGGCTTCGAGGTTGCCCAGCCGACTTACCGATGCCGCCGCGCTTGTTTTCACTGCTGCGTAATCGCCACTGTCCAGCCGCGCCGATACCGTGGATATGCTGCCGGCGTTGACCGAATCCTGAAATGCGCGCGTCGATGCCTCGGATGCGATGGCGCTGGTGTTGCCATTGACAGTCGATGTTAGGGCGGTGACTGAATTTGCAATGGCGGTGTCGGCATTGGCGCGCGTAGTGACCTCGGTGGCGAGCGATGCCTGCGTGATGTACAGGCTGTTCTCGGTCGAATAGATCGACGCGGGCAAAGCGCCGGCTTCCAACTTTGGTTGGCGCACACCGACGTACGTGACATTCGTGCCGTAGAAGTAGGTTATCGGCAAACAGTAAGCAGCAGTCGCCGGCGCGACGGCGGAAGCACTCAACGCCAAGCGAACCGCTGGGTCACCAAACGGTGTTGGGGCGTTGTAGTTCCCCGTCACGATTGACGATCCACTGCCAAGATATGCGAATGACGAATTGTAGAATGCGATCTCTGTATGGATCGTGACGCCGGTCGCTGAAATCGCAGCATCAATGGCGAAGCTATAGGTTTTCCCGAAGGATACCGGAATGTAATCTGAACAATACGCGTGACCGCCTTGGCTTAATTCAAACGCATCGTCGGTCGCGTTCCGATCAAAAACTTTTCCAAAATCGCGGTCATAGCGGTAGTTCAGCGCGAGCGTTGCATGCGATACCCAATTGTGATCAACATCCGGCACCAGATTCGCACGCGCACTGATCCGTGCCTGCACGGTATCCACGCGGGTACCAAGGGCGCCATCAGCGTTGGCGCGCGCGGTGGCCTCAGAGGTGACGAGGCCGGCGGCGGTGGTGGCGTTGCTCGATACCGTGGCGCTCAGGTTCGATATGGATGTCGACAGCGCGCCATCGGCTGTTGAGCGCGCCGACCGTTCGTCATAGATCAGTCCGCTGGTGATGTTCGCCAGTGTCGCGCTTGCCGGATCAGCCATGCCGACCAGCTTGGTCGAGATCGCTTGCCGGCTCGCGGCCTCGGCAGCGTCGCCATCCGCGCGCGCGATCAGTTCCGCCGCCAGTTGCGCGCTTGATGCGCCCGGCGATGGCCTGCCGATGGCGATCCAATCGTACTCGATGTAATTGCTGTTATCGATGCCGGAGTACATTTGCAACAGGAGAACGGTGATGTTACCCGTCCACGCCATGTTGACGGTCACCACCGCGATGCCGTTCGCATCGTACGTCGGCGCGGAAATGGTCATGCTGGCGTTGGCGTCCAGCCATCCGATATAGCCAAAAAATGTGGGATTCCCCACCTTGCGCATGCGAAATTTTATTTGCGTGTACTTGCTCGAACTCAGCGCGGCGAATGACGGGCTCTGAATGTACGGATTCGCGCCGTTCGGTGGCCGTATCCATCCGGCACTCGCGGTCGGCGTGCCGGAATTGCTGGTGAACCCTTCAACGCCGGAGTCAAAATACCAAATCTGACCATAGTCGAACTGTTCGCCGGCGCCAGCGCTCATCAGGGTGATTTGCTGTGATAGCGCATCATCCGATGTCGCTCGTGCTACACGCTCGCTGTAAAGCAATCCTTCGGTGACCGAGGCAACGCTGGTACCGGTGTAGGTACCGCGCATTTGCGCTGCGAGCGTGGTGCGTAGCCCTGCTTCGGACGTGTCGGCGTCGGCCCGTGCCTGCGCCTCGGTGGATACCGCCGCAGATACCGTGGCAATCGAATTACTCAAACCCGTGTCCGCTGCTGTGTAGGCCGCCGTCACGGTGGTGATCTGACTGGCAAGGGAACTGTCGGCCGCGCTGCGCGTGTTGGCCTCGCTGGTGACGGCCGCGCCGCGTGCGTTGGCTTCAGTAATCACGGCGGCCGCGCGCGCATCCGCCTCTGCCTGCACAGCGTTGATGCGGTTGGTGGCCTCGGCCGACACCGCGGAGGCGCGCGCGCTGGCCTCGGCTGCGATCCGCGCGTTGACGGAATTACCGCCCGACCCTTCGACTAGCGATATCGTCCCGGCCAGGTCGGTGGTCAGTTGGCTCGTGCCAATGGCGCCGGTGAGTTGCGTCAGCATCGCAGAGGTATCGGTCGATGGCACGCCCGAGACGCCCGCCGTGGCCGATGCCGGGTAGTAGGCACCATAGTTGCGCGAGGTGTCGCGCAGCCGCACCCAGTAATACCACTGCTGGCCCGGCGTCAGCCCGATGTGGTGATAGACGTTGTCCGGCCACGGCACGACCGCGATGCGCGTCGCGTTGGCGCGCTGGTTGGTATTCGACGCGAGGATTTCGACGAATTCCAGATCGTTGCGAGACCCGCCGTTGATGGTCCAGGTCAGATTGACGCTGAATAATCCCGCCGTCGCGGTCAGCACGGTCGCCGCCGGCGGCGCGCTGGTTTGGCCCGTGGCGACGTGACCCGATGCGGTAAGCGCCGCGGCGGATCGGCTGATATCGGTGAGTGTGTACACCTCGATCTCGTACTGATCGCCCACCGACACCGGTTGCAGCGTGATGGTGGGATCGGTAACGATCTGCGTTTGCCACACAGTCGCGCCCTGGATGCGATAGCGCACTTCCCAGCCGCTGGTAAAGGGGTAACCGCTGGGAGTCCAGCTCGCGATGATCCTGGGCATCACAGTGCCATCGTCAAGCACTTTCGGCGAGTCGGTCAGCACCAAATTGGTTGGCGGCGTGACCGCAAACGGGTTAGGCAGACTGGTTTTTGGCGCGTCCGGCACCACCACGATCTCGCCGGTCGTCATGTTGTAGACGTTGGAATCGGTTTCCCGAAGCGAAAGATCGACGCCCATGATCGGCACGCCGTTTTTCCCGGTCTCAAACAAAAGCGTTGACGTCACCACCTCAAAAGGCTTTGATACCCATCCGAGCATCGGGAACGACACCATGACCACGTTCCCGGCGCGCACCCGGTAATTGTTGAATTTCCCTTTCCATTCAACGGTGATCTGCCGGCGCGTGCGTTCTAACTCCACCTTGGCGATGCGCTGCGCCGTCGACGCGTATTTCGTGAACGGAAGTTCCAATTCATGGAACTGCACTTCGCCGTTGTCCTCGGCAACGTACGCCGCTTTGGATACCGGCGGGAAGTCGGTCGCCTGCCACAGGTTGGCCTCGCTGACGTAGATACCCTTCACCGTGTTGCAGGAATCGGCCGCCGACAAGGTCGGCGTGATCGACGGAATGCCGCGGCAGTCGTCTTCAGTAAGTGTCACGGTGGGTATTCTGTAGGCTGCCGTCTCTACAAAAAACTCGCCGCCGATGTAACGGCAAGCCCCTCCGTTCGCCGTCAACAGCCTGCTGAGTTTGTCGCCGGGATTGCTGTCGATCAGGAAACCGCCATCGCAGGTATAGCGCTTTTGCCCATCGACCACTTCGTCGTCTATATTGGCAGATGCGATCAGCGCGCTTTCGTTGATTTCGTCGGCGTAGTCGGCTTCGATGCCGCCGCGCAAATCGCAAACGAAATCGGCTTGACACAGGCTGGCGTTGTTACTCCATACCGAGTGCCCGAGGCGCGGGTCATAGACCTTTTTACCCTTGATCACCGCGGTGATGTTTGGAAGTCCCTGCGGGAATATCGCGCGGCTGGGCGCAAGGCGCACATATATTTTCGTGCGCCCAGTTTGCCGGTGCGCGTCCGTCCACTTGCCTTCGGATTCGGCTACCAGTTCAGAAAACGGCTGGCCTGATTCATCACCCAAGGACTTGCGCACGCGCGCGGTGGTCGCGTATTTTCCAATGACGTTGCCGTTTTGGTCGAACTCCAACAAGTCCTCATTGAAATAGATCGACTCGATCTCTTGCGACACGTGGCCGGCGAAGGTGATGATCATGTGCAGATTATTGTCTGCTGCGGACTCATGCGCAAAGGTGAGTACACCGCCAACGCGTGTGCGGCCGTAGATGTACTGCCAATTAGATATGGCCTGCCGGACGGTAGTCAGTGATTCGCCGACTTGCTGTACAAAGGACGGCGCACCGATATCGCCGCCGCTGCTCTTTTTACTGAATGCGGCGCGGAATGCGAACGACACCACGAATGCCGCGATTGTTGCGATAAGGGCACCGGCCTCGGCAAAAACAATCGCATAGACAATCGCGTAGATCAGCGAATAGGGCATTTCAATCGACCTTCCATGCGCATTCGCATTTCAGCGTTGGTACGTATTTCAATCCGTCTTTTTGTAGCCCGGCTGTCCACTCGCCGACGCATATGCCAAGGTGACGTTCGCCAACATCATCCACAATGCAGCAGATGTCACCGCGTCGCGCGAACTTCACCGAGATCGACGGCGAACCAAAAAACCAATCACCCGCGGCAATGAATGTCGAGCCAAACTGTGCCATTTTTTTCAAGGCTTGCTTGCTAGTCTTGTAGCCGGCGAATTCGGGCCAGCGATCCACGCCTGTCATGACCTCGATGGCTTGGCAGGCGAGATGAAAGCAGTCGTGCTCCCCGATCACGTAGGGCTTGTGGCGCGCGGCTTCCAGCAAATCAGCCAGGCGGGATTCCCACAATTCAATTCTCATCGTGTGCCCCACTTGAATGTGATGTCCTGCAACGCCGGCACGTAGTCAAATCCGAGGTCGTTCGGGTAATCAAGTTTTTGGTCTTCGCTGGTGTAGCGCCGGACTTTGGTTTTTTTGGCGGTGATCAGCCGCGATTCGTAGCCGATCGAGATCACCGTGTTTACCGGATCGGGGATGATGTTCGGCCGGTCGGCCCGACCCTTGAAGCATTTGTACGGCGCATCGAGCATGTTGCCGGCGTCGTCGATCAGCGCCAGCCACACCGTGCCGGGTAGCCCGCGGCGAACCTGTTCCAGCGCGACGGATACCAGCTCAGAAAGTTGACCGTTGACAGAGATGCTGAAGTTCACCGCCTCGATGCCGGAAACCTCCTGCATGCTTGAGATTCGCAGTATGCCGCCGTCACCCGTCCATTCGTGGCCGTTCCAGTCGATGCGCCCGGTACCGGTGAACAGACGCGATGTCCCACCGGCGAATTCGCACTCAATAAAAAATAGTGGCTTGACGTGGCCGGTGGATATGGCCGACACCATGCCCGCCGGCAGTGCGCGATCAGTCATAGCGCCTCGATTGCTGAAAAGTTCATGGTGTAAATCTGCCCCGAGGATTGAGAGTACCCGCGGTCGTTGCCGGCCAGCCGCCACACGCCGACGGTGTTACGCACGATGACATCCTGATTGTCGGCGAGGAATGTGCGCGGGCCTGGCCACAGATCTAGCGTGACTTCGCCCGAGCTGTTGGAATCGACGTTGGTCAGACAACGGTGCAGGCGCGAATTCATGCCCGTGCCGAACTGCACCCAGTCGCCGGCCTTTAGCCAATTGGCGACGTTCGGCGTGCAACCATCGATCAGGATCGACGCGCCTTTCTGGTTGGCGCCTTTGACCAATGGCGTGCCGGTGGCGGCGCCGGCCGGGTTGCGGTTGATCACATCGCCGAGAAGGAACGTGCCGTACTGCCCGCGTAGCGACGCAAGGAACGCGATCCAGTCGTTCGCCTGCGGTTGGATCATGGGAATCAAGGACACGTCCACTTCCCAGCGCTTGCCGGCGTGCTCTTGCGTTTCGACGCTGAGTGTGTACGGCGATTGGTTCACGCCGATGACATCGACCATCCTGAAGGCGGTGGATGATATCGCCGCGCGCGCCGGGACGTTCAGAGGATAGGTAATGGTCATGCTGCTGCGCCCCTAATTTTGGCCTGCTCCATCACGATGAATGCGCGTCGCTCGATTGATCCGTTGATCGAATTCACGAATTGTTCAAGCCGTTGTACTGCATCCATCGATGCGCCGCGAAGATCGACGTTGAAGGTGTCGCCACCTTTTCCGCCGAAGGCCACATTGTTCGGCGTGATCACGCCTGGGCTCGAACCGATGCGCAGTATTTCCGGCCCTTTTTCACCCACCAGATACGTCGAGTTTGCCGGGATCGACCCGCCTTCTGCCGCGAATCCAGTCATGCCAGTGATGCCGGCGTCCGTAGGTGCACCGGACGCAGCGCCGCCGCTACTACCGCCGAAAAAACTCCCTATGATGCTGCCCAAGCTGCTCAACAGGCTGCCAGAGTCAGATTTCTGGAACGATGCCGCGGCTGCCGCCAGTGTCGCGCGCACTTGAATACGGATCAGTTCGGTAATGATGGTGGTGGCGAACGATTTGAAATCGAGTTTTCCCTTGGTGATGAACTGCACGAGCGCATCCTCCATCGACTTGAAAGCGTTTTCAAAGAACGTCTTCGATTGCGACGCCACGTCGCGTGCCTTGTCGATGTAATTATTCAGCGCGTCATCCATGCCGTTCTTCCAGTCGGCACTTGACGCTAGCATGTCTTTGGTGCGCTTTTGATAGATGGCGGTTTCCTTTTCGTACACCGCCTTGACACGCGCGAGGTAGTCTTCATAGCGCTGCGGGTCGAATAGCGCATTTTGCGTATTGCGATGATCCCGCTCGGCTTTCTCCAAAGTTTGCTGGAATTTTTCATCAATCGATTGCTGCCCGGCGGCCGTCGAGCGCGCCAAATCGCCCTTGCCGACCCCTTGCTGTTCGATGGCATTGCGCCGCACCAGCGATGCGATGTATTTTTCATCGGCAATCGCGGCCTCGTCGGTGGCCTTGGCAATGTTTTTTAATGAGGTGCCCTGATTGATATCGACCACCTCAAGCGCGCGCGCGGCGTCGGCGCGCAATTTCGCCAGTTTGGCGGTGGCTTCGGCGATCTTGGTCTTGTTCTCGATTTCGTGGATCGCTGCCTTGTCACCGGTGAACTTCTCGGCTTGGAGTCGTGCGATCTGCTGCTTGGAAGCGACCTCTTCATAGTCAAGATTGGCGCTTATCAAGTCGCGCTTTTGATTGTAGTAGTCGGCCTCGCGCACGATGCCGGCGGCGTGCATGGCTTCGAGAACGCGTTCCCGGTTGGCATACTCATCCTTGATCGCGTCGCCGGTAATCTTGATCTGCGCCAGTTCGTTGGCGAGCGTGGCTTTTGCCAGTTGCTCGGCCAGAGACTCTGCGTTCCCCTTCGGCCCAGCCCGTTCGCTTTTTGTTGGCCCGCTGTAGACCAAGGCCGGCTTCGGTACCGCTGCCTGCCCGGTACCGCCGACCACGTCGGAGAATTGCCCGCCGCCCGGTTTGAACGAACTGCCCGCGGCCGATATCGTCCCAGCGGAACGTATTCTTGCAACCATCGTGTCGTACTTGGACTGAATCCCCTCGAACGTCACGCGGGCATCATCACCCAGTTGCGAAAATAATTTGATGTCGCCTGATCCCAGCGCCTTGAGCCGTGTGACAAGTACTGTTGCCGCCGTGCTCAGTAGATCGATTTCCCGGCGCGTCTCAGCGACGAATGCCAGGCTTGCTTTCAGCCCACTCACAAACGAATCCCACGCCGCCCGAAGCGTTTTGACCACGACTGTTTGGATATCACCGCCTTCGGTCAATCCAACAAGGTCGTTTTTCAGTTGGTTGTAGGCCGGCAACAAATCGGTCACTAGGCGCTGCCCGATCAGCGTCCATTCCGCGCGCAGGCGCTTTTGCGCATCGGCGTAGTCGTCCGCGAGTTTGATCTGCTGCTCGGTCAGGCCGGCGTTGGCGCTCAGTCCGCTCGCCAATTCTTTAAGGAATGGGAGCGACTCCGCGCCAGCCTTGCCGAACAGTGCTACAGCAACGTCTCCCTTGGCGGATGAATCGGCGAATTTATCCATCGCCTCGGCCAGCATCTGGATTCGCTCAGTTGGAGCGGCTGCCCGCAGCTTGTCGATATTCAGACCAAGCGCCGCCACTGCCGCACCCGCCGCCTTAGACTCATCGTCAACGCCGACTAAGTTCTTCGACAGTTTGATTGCCATGCCGCCGACGGCGTCCATGGACACGCCGCCGACCGCCGCAGAAACGCTCAATTGTGAAAGACTGCTCGCGCTGGCGCCGACCTTCTCTGATAAATCCTGATAGTTGCCAGCGGAGTTGATCAGATTGTTGGCCGCATACAGCACGGCCGCGCCAGCCGCGAGCGCGGCCGTGGCAATGGAAATCATAGTGGTGCGCAACAGTTGCCCGGCGGCATAGGCTTTGTCATGCGCCTCGACGATACGCAGCGATGAATCAGCCGCTGCAATCTGCGCATCCGACGCACCGCGCAAGGCCAACTTGTACAACTCGGTTTCGCGCGTGGTCTTGCTGACGGTATCCGCTTGCAGCTTTAGCTTGGCGATGTAGTCTTCAATCGAACGCGCCGCTTTGACGCTGGTGCCGGCCTGCGTGTCGCCCAAGGTCTGAATCGCTCGCTTCGCGTCTTCGACGCCCGCGCGCACGCCGCGTGCGTCGGCCACCAGTTCGATGATGCCGCGGCCGATACTGTCGCTCACGATTTATTCTCCCGCATGGTTAATAGTGCAGCGTCTTCCATTGTTCGTATCCCATCGAATACAGCCCGCCGTTCGGTGATGGGCACGCCGTTGGCGCGCATGACGAAAGGCAGTACGGCGTAATCCAGTCCCGTCGGCCCAGCCATGCCGACGCGCCATTGTGTGCTCATCGAGATAAACACGTTGACGATCATCACGTTGTCCGGCCACACCTCGATGGCCTCGCCGCTGGCTTCGTCCAATGTGAGGCCAAAACTGTGCGCCTCCGCCTCGGTGGTGGCCGGCGTGTACAGCGACCGGGCGGAGGCTTCTAGTTTTTTGCTTTGGCCTTCACCAGCTCATCGACGTAAACCTGAAACGTCGCCAGTGCTGCGCCCATGTAGTTTTCAAGCAGCAGCGTGATCGAGTCGTCGTTGAACGCGTCTTCCAAGTCCCACCCGATCACCATGTCCTTGAATGTCAGTATGTCGGATCGTGATCCAGACTCTTTCACCCACTCATCCAATTGCGACTTGGTGCGATGCCTGAACGTCATCACCACGTCGGCAGGATCGCCACCGGCCACCGGTATGCCAACCTTCGCCGTGAAGGTTGGCGATGCCACGAGCTTTAACTTGCTCACGGCGCGGCGTAACGCATCGGCTCGGACAGCAGCGACAGCGTCAGCTCGCAGGCCATGATTTCGTTCACGGTCAGCGTCGGCGTCTTGTTCAGCGAAATCCAGCCGTTGAACAGTACGATGGCGCCGCTGGGCAATGTGATGCGCACCGCCCGCGGCAGCCGGTCGTCGTTTGCCGCCGACGCCAGGATGTAACCGGCAAGCGACGGATCATCGGCGATGGTGAGTTGGAGCCCGAGCGGGTTCTTGGAAGTCGGAATGCGGTGTCTCGCATCGGCTTCGAGTAACTGGTACTCGGTGAATTGTTGTTCGCCGCCCGAGCTTGAGCTTTTTAACACCTGGGTTAACTGCGTCCAAGTGAGAATCTCGCGCACCGATCCGGCGCCGCCGCCCGTAGGAAAGAGCGTGCCCGTCGTGTCGATGCCGGCAAGCGGAATGTTATCGCTGCTCGGTGTGCCCGCTTTGACGATGCGATCCGTGAGAGCGGACCAGCCGCTGGTGACTTCCATGAAGTCGCCGTCGGCAATGTTGTGCCCGCTGGCGAGCGCGGCGATTGCCGGGTTCGCCTTTGACACAGAGGTCATTGTTTTTGCCGCGCCGTAGCTGGCAGCGATGTGGATGACGGCGCCATTCGGGAGTGAAATGCTCATGATGTTTCCTTTTTCAGTGATGTAAAAAAACCGCCTTTCGACGGCGTTGCGTTGTGCCCAAGGGCGCTTTCAAACTCAGTACAAGAATGTGAAGTCCTGCATTGAACCACGAATATCCGTTGCCTCATCGTGCAGCGCGGTGGGTTCGCTTTCGATGATGGTCTGCAATTCCGGCGTGTTGCACAGTGTGTTCGCAATCGTCGCGGCGAGCGCGGCAATCTCGCGCCGGGTGCCGCCCCACACGTTGATCTGGAAACGCGGCCGCGCTTTGTTGGCCTGGGTGCCGTCCAAGAATTGCACCGGGTACCCGCCCACCTGTTGATAGGTGATATAGGGCATGCCGACATTGACCGGCGCGACATCCGGATACATGCGGTTCGCCACCAGGTTGCGCAGTGCGTAGAACAGTTGCATTTCGACCGTGTCGGGTACCGCGGCGCCCGCCACTGCCGCATGCACCGTATCGGTAGCGCTGACGGTTTCCGTGATCAGCACGCGCAGTGCCTGCACGATAGACAGGGCATCTATAGCGCTGACGTTCTCCGTGATGATCACGGTCAACACCTGCATCACGGTGATGGTGTCGATGGCGCTGACGTTCTCCGTCACGCTGGCGCTGACGTTGCCGGTCTGCCCGGCACTCACGGTGTCTATCGCCGTCACGTTTTCCGTCATGAGCGCGTTGAGAATTTGCGTCACCGTGGCGGTATCGCTTGCCGTCACGTTCTCGGTTACGCTGACGGTCGGCCCGGTGAAGGATACCGGCGTGTCCGTTGCGCTGACGTTCTCGGTGGCAGACGCTGACGATACGATGCCGCCCAGCGGCGAGTCGGTGGCGCTGACGTTTTCAGTTACCGCGGCCACGGCGGTCAGCAATGCAGAAACGGTGACTGTGACCGTCACCGGTTCCGACAGCGATACCTGTAAATCCTGCCGTACGGTTTCCGTTGCTGTCGCGGTCACGCTTTCGGTGACGGATGCGGCCAGGCTTGACGTGACCGTTTTGGATTCCGTGGCCGTCACGCTTTCGGTGACGGACGCCGGCAACGTCAATGTCGCAGACTCGGACGCAGTAGCTGTGGCGTTCTCGGTGACGGACGCGCTCAGTGTTTGACTTCCACCGCCTGCTGAATCAAAGAAAATTCCGCCAACGACACAGTTGGAACCGGTATTCGTAATCAGAATATCGATGCTGCCGGTGAAGTCGTAGGTGTACCACACGCCATTTGCATATGACGCTTGAGCAAGGGTACGCGCAGAATCCAGCACCGTACCTGTGCCCGCCTCTTTTATCGTGATCGTTTGCGACCGGTTGCCATTATCCCAGTCGCATTGGTAAACGCTGACGCGATGCGTGCCGCTATCGTTGGGGACAATTGCAAAAGTCTGCGATCCACCTGAGTACCATGTTGACGCGATGCGGTTACTTCCGGACACGTATTGCAGGGACTTGGTGTCTGCATTAGGGTCGCCCCACGAATACAGCGATCCTCCCGAGTTGGTCAGCGACGTGATGTACGACGGCAACACCGGTTCGCCCGACAAGTTGGCGATGTGATGCCCGTCGGCGCCATATACCCCGCGCCATGATCCCTGCGTGGAGGAATCAGTAGCGACAAAGGTGGCTGTGCTCACGTCGCGGTTCCGTTAGACGAGCTTCAACGCAGCGACTCGAACAGCCGGCAGCGTAGCACTTGCAGCGTCACGGGCGTCGAGCATTGAGACGATGATATCCGCCTGCGCGTTGAGTTTTGCCAATGACATATCAGGCGCGGAGAAAGTACGCATGCATGTGCCGCCGGTTTTGGCGTTGGTGAAATTCACCGTCACATCCATTCCGCCGTCCTGCCGCTTGACAGCATCGGCAATGACATATTTCCAGTCCGATGCCGCCGGATCAACCGTGGTCACGGTCGCATCGCACACGGCATTGATCGCCGCGCGCTCTGCCGCCGTGCTGAGAATTGGCGTCGGCCCTTTGCGATAGACCCCTGCCCACAGCTTGATCGCTTCACGATCTCGCAGTTCGATGGCCGCGATGAATGCGGGCAGGGATGGCGATGCCAGCAGCGCGGGCCAACTGGCATCGACAATGGCGCCGAAGATATCGGCTTTGTTAAACGGCTTCGGGTTCACGGCCATGATGACGTCTCCTGTTGGCGTTGGTGGCGTTACGCGCCGGCGGTGTAGCTCACGTTGAGCGTGTCGCTGTTGTTCAGCGCCTTCGCCGTGAAGGTTCCGACACTATACAGCGTGCCGCTGGTACCGCCCTTGGTCGAGACGGAATTCAAAAACACGCCATCAATGCTCTGCGTGTTGGCGTTGATGCTGAACACCGCCACGGCTGATGTTGCCTTGCTGCCGGAAGCGGCGGCCGCGAATGATGGCGCGACACGCGTGGACTGGCTGTAGTTTTGGTTCTCCGTCCAGCCGGCGTGCGAACTCATGGTGTCGGCGGCCGCGGGCGTGGTGGTGGCCGAACACAGCCCGATGTACCATGTGGCGGTATAGTTGACGCCAGAAAGTTCACTTTCCAGCAAATGATTTTTGCCGGCCGTGGTCACCAAGTTGCTGAACGACTCCGACCATTTTTCCTGCATCGGGATGAACGACAGCCGGGTTTCCAAATCTGCAATCAGCGGCGCGAGCAACATTCGCTTGATGGCGCCAACGATTTTAGAGCGGCTACCCTTCAACGCCCAAAGACGGTCTCGCAGTCGGATATATTCCGCGCGGCGATGTTCTACCGGCGCGGTGCAGGTGACCGTGTATTTTCCGTGCGCAGATACGTTTTCTGCGATCGCGGCGGATTTGCCGGTCGACGCGGCAAGCGCGTCGTTGGCCGACACTTTCTCGTTCATATTTTCCATAGCGTGGGGCTCCTTGATGATGGGTGAATGTGATTATTTTGCGGGTTTGGCGGGCGCTGCAACGGACACAAGTTCGCTTTCCAGAAACCAACGCGAGTGATCCTCGCCGTCGTGATGCTTGAACGTCACGAGGTGGCGCAGTTGCATATGGCTTTTGTCGAACTCGGTGTCCGTGATCACGCCAGAGATCAACGAATTTTTTACCGTCACTTTGTCGTCTTTGTTCATGGTGGTATTTCCTTTGCTGGTTGATTACTTTGAAACGCTGGACATGCGGGCTTTCATACGTGCTTTTGCTGCTTCGATGGCCTTCGGCATTGCTGCGAGCGCTTTGCGCATGAATGGATGCGCTGGCGCGCGCACGGTGCCGAACTCGACCATGAATCCGTAAGGGCATTTTTTGTGGTTCCAGCTCACGTCATACACCACTTGGTCGGCGTTAGATTTGCGTTTCGAGTAAACGCGATAAATCGAGTTGCGCAGCGTGCCAGCATTGAACCAGTACTTCTGCCCGGTCTTTTTGTGGCTTGATCCGTAAAAATAGTGACCCTGAAGCGATACAGGTGCTGCCGCGCGCGCCGCATCATGGATCACCAACGCCGCGCTCGCGGCCGCCGATGCCAACACCTGCGCCTTCACACCGCCGACGTAATTGTCGATGGCTTGTTCCACGTCGCCGCCGAACTTCTCATTGATCTGAATCATGGCAGTGTCCCGGTTAAACAAAGCGCTCGCACATCAACGTCATGTAAACAAAATCCTGACTTAACACGGCCTTGATGTTGTACGTGGTGTTGCGCCATACCACGCGCATGGCCGCGGTCACGTCTTCGCGGTAGCGCACGGTGATTTTGGTGATGACCATATCGCGCGTCGCGGACGCTGCGACGTATTCGTGGCCCTTGAAATCCTCGACATGCGCAAAGCACGACACCAGCGTCGTCCATGCGATCACCGGCTGACCGTCGTCGTCCTGCGTCTGTGACTGCGCCTGGATGGTGATCCGCTGATCGAGTCTTGCCGAATTCATGGGTTCCGCCTGAAAGCGAACGCGCCGATGTCCTCGCGCCCGGCTTCGGTTTCGTGATAGCTGCGCTCGATGAATGTCAAGCCGTAATACGCCGCCCACTTGATCAGGCCGTCGGCAGTCCAGTAGTACAGATGCTCGCCGGGCCGGTAGTGCTTACTGCTGCGTATGTCTTTCAAGTTTTCAAAGATCGGCAGGCTGACAAACAGCCACGCACCCGGCGCGATTTTTTCCAGCGCCAAATGCGGCTCTTTCATGTGTTCGAGCGTATCCCACAAGGTGACGGCTTCAAACTGGAATGGATCATTCGCGTACGCCTGATCTGCCTTTAGTCTACGCACCGCGGCGGGCATCACGTCGAAACCGTTCACATAGAATCCCGCCTCGCGCGCGGCGCGCACAAAGGCGCCCGATCCCGCACCAATGTCCAGCACCCATGTGCCCAGCGGCAGGTGCCGGCATAGCATTGCGCACCGCCCGTCGTTGACGCGCCGCGCTATGGGACTGTTTTCGTAGGCGGACACCTTGGCGAAATAGGCGTCATCGTAGGCCACCGGGTTCGCTTTCATGTCGGCTTGAAACGCCATACCTTGATCCTCGCAGATCAACAGGTCGTGATCTCGTTCGATCCTTGGCATGGCGATCACGTCATCCATTTTATTGTTTCTCCCAGTAGGCGAAGCAGTCGAACTGCGCGCGCGTCACCTCATCCTGCGGCAGGCTGTTGACCAAATCCCACACCGACGGCTGGATCGGCCAGTATTCATGGAACAGCACGCGGCCGCACCGCCGCACCAGTTCAAAATCCGTGAAAGTGTCGTTTGCGTGATCACCGTCCGAGTACGCAAAGTCGAATTGCAAGTCCTTGATGACACGCGACTTCGCCTCATTGTCGGCCACGTCAACAAATTTGATCTTGTCGGATAGCCCGAGAAAGTCGGCGATCTCATGTTTGATGATGCGGCTCGGATCGTCTTCGATGCTGATGCAGATCACCCGCTCGAAGTACTGCGACAGGATGACTGCGCTCATACCCTGAAATGTGCCGATCTCCAAGCAGGTACCGCCACCGGCGCCGATGCGTTTCAGGAACGGCTCGAACTCCATGCACGCGCTGCAACGCGCGAACGCCATGCGCCCATACTTGCGCAGCGTGGCTTCCCACAAGGGATTGGCCCATGCGCCGCTGGTGATGGGTTCCTTCGGTGCTGTCATGTTGTCCGGAATCGCCATACGCTGTGCCCAGGCGGACAACGGTTTGTCAGTTTTAAACGTCACTTGTTTTTGCTCCATTGAATCCCACAACGGCAAAGCCCCACGCTAAATCCCGTTCGCTGTTGATCACATCGGTGAATCCCATGCTTTCCATGATGTTCACAATCTGATCGGGCCAAAAGCTGTGCAAGTGCTTTTTGCAATGCTCCGGGCGCCAGTAAACCATATCAGGATGCGGCAGGTACAGGAACAGCACGCCGCCCGGCCGGATTCTGGATTTCCAATGCTCGATTGCTTTGATCGGGTGATCAAGGTGTTCGAGGCAGTGCGACGAATAGACGAAATCCCACTGACCATCCGGTAACGCCATCGCGTCCATGCCGTGCTCACGATCCACTGCCATGGCATGCGCCAGCGGCCAATTGCCGGCGCCAATGTCCAGCCCTTGGCCGGTGCAGAAATGGTGCGCCATCGGCGCGATGAACTGCGTGGCGTTGCCATGCTTTAAATATTCCGGGTAGTTGATACCCTTGTACACGAACAACTTGTTCACGGTGCCACCCCCATTGCCTGCAAGTGATATTCGATGATGCCCGACAGTTTTTTGTCGAACAGCATCGGATATCGGTGCGCGTTCATTGCGATCCACGCGGCTTCTATTTCCGGCCGGTGCCCGATGGGGTCATTCGGATTTCCTGGCCGCCACCGCTCATCGACATTGTGAATGCGCGACGCGAAAAAATCAAAACCGGTGAGATAGACCGTGCTCGGGTTGCAGTCGATTACATCAATGACGGCGGCGAATCCCGTCGTCGGTATGTGCTGCGCCAGCAGGTCAAACTTGTACATGAATCTCGGCACGTCCGGCACGAACGTGTCACAAAACCACCACGTCGCGCGGGACTGGTAGATGTAGCGAAAATCGACGCCGTTGTTCCGGTTGTGCCGTTGATGCCACTCGGACGCTATCGGCTTGTCATTCGGACATTTGCACATGCACAGCGTCACGCCGTCGGCTTTCAAGGAATCATCCGACTTGGTGACCGACGCGCCGTAAAACGCGTAATGCACATCACAGCGGTATCCCTGCGCGGCGCCGGTCTTGTAATTGTTGACGCGTACCACGACATCGAAGGAATCCACGAGCCCTGGCGCATTGTCCAGCACCGACGGCGCGCTGCCGACGATGGCGACGGATTTGCCTTTGAAGCGTTCCGCGACCTGCTCAAACGTGACGAAATGCATGCGCGACCTCGATTATTTTTTCTTCGTCCCAGTCATCCACCACATGCAGCGACGTGGCTTTGCTCAACACCTTGCGCGGCGTGATCTGCTGAATGTAGGGCTCACGCTGGTGATGCATGCCATTGGCGGCCCACACCGCCAACAGCGGCTTGTCGAAAACCTCGGCCATCGGTACGGCAAAGCTGCACTGCGCCACAATCCCGTCGCAGCAAGAACCCAGGTCGATCAGGTCTGACACGCTGGTTTTCCCGATCAGGTCGAGATCGGTTTCGAGCGGATAGACCTGTTCGCCGCCACCGATGCGCACGAGAAAGCATTCGCCGCGGATCGCATCGATCGCGCAGTTGAAACCCCCGACCGTTGGCAATAGTTCGGCGCCGAATCCGTCGGTGCGATCCATCGGCACGCGCCCGCCATGCACCAGCACCAGCGGCCGGCCTGCCGCCTGGTGACGCACACGTTCCACCAGCGCGACATTCTGGATGTGCCACCGCATGTGTAAATCACACGCGACGCCGGCGCGCGCGCACACATCCTGCCACTGATTGGTATACGGGTTGCTCTTGCCGTTCGTGTAGTGCGCGATGATGTCGATTTCCTGCCGGCGAAACGGCGACACGATGGCCGGCGATCCGATGAACACTTCGGGGTAATCACAGCACACCTCGACCTTGTGACCGTGCGAAATGAGCTTGTCGACTATTGGCCGCTGATAAATCGCGTCGCCCAGTCCACTGCCGCCACGTATGCGAATCATCGTAGTGCGCTCGCCAGTTCACACTTCGGGAATGAATTGATCGCTGATCCAGGCGAACAGTTCAAAACCTCCACGCCGGCATCGATCAACGCGTTTTCGCCCGAGCTCATGGACAACGCATATTCCGAATAAGCCGCTTGCGGCGTCGGCCGCGGATGATCTCCGTGCCAGTGCGACCGGCCCTCTTTGTCCTGTTGCCCGTCGAATCCGAGTAACACGATTTTTTTCGCGCCGGCCAGGACCGCCAGATTGATCGCCTGCCACCCACTGTTGCGCCCAGTCACCAGCGCGCGCGGGTCGCGCGACAGGCCGACCCCGTGATGTGGGTGATCGCGGTTTCGCAGGACGTGGACAAGATGGTCATCGAGCAATTTGTCGGCCTCGATGGTGCATTTTTGCCCGCCGAAGTCATGCCAGCGCTTGCGTACATCTTTCGCTTTTAGCCGGATGGCCGGCAGATCGATGCCCTCGGACATCCAGCGATGCCAGCGGGCATCTGCGGCGTAACTCACGTTCGCCCATGGCGCCCACAGAAACGTGTTGTTCACCGCGATGCACTTGGTACCGGGCCACCTTGTGGCGGCAGCGACATCAAACACTTGCGTGATCGTGAGGCTTGGCCCGCCGCCCAGCACCACCACCGTTTTACCTTTCCAGTCCGGCGCCACCGCGCTGAATCGGGAACCCGGCAAACGATAAAGCGGGCTCATGCCACTTGCAGATCGACGCGTTCGATGCGCGCGAGATTCTCCGCTGCGCGCTGTATCAGTTCCATCGTCCATTGATCGCGGTCGTACATGCTCGCCGCCCAGAGCTTCATGGCAAGAACAAGCGTTCTCGGTATCGCGTCCAGCGACTGCGGCGGGCTGGTGTCCATGTTCACGTACCCGGCACGAAATACGATCCTGCGTGTGCCGGTCGCAGACATTGGCCCACTCACCATGGCGACACGAGGCCAGCGCGTGCCGGCGCCCTCAAGCACATAAGTCGATGGGTCGATCAGCGTTGCCACGCCCGCATTATCGACTGAGTGCATCGACACCACGGACAGCACCGGCGATCGGCGCAACATCACGCCGTTGATGTTTGACGGTGACGGCATCACGCCGCGCATCGCCGGCGTTGAGACGGTGTCGAAAAGCAGATTGTCGCCGAAGGTCAATTGCCATTGCTGATCGACCAACGCACGCCCGGTGTACTGCTCCACCCATTGCCGAGATGCGGTAATCAGCGCGTTGATGTCATCGTGCTCATCGGTCATGTCCTCGAAAATACGGAGGTGTCGTTTCATTTCGGCCAGCGTGATTGGCTCCAGCTCAGGCTGTGAGACGCGTTCGAGAAGGTATCTCATGACATCCTCACCGGCCCGGTTTTGCTCAACAGCGCACCGCCGTCCTTGCCGGGCGCACCGCTTTTAACCATGAGTTTCCAGTCCGCCGACGTGCCCGGCTTGTGGTTGGTCTTGTCGGCCTGACAATGCCACGCCGACCCCGACCACGTGACCACGTCGCCGCAAACGAACTCGCCTTCCCGCCAGACCTCTTTGTAGATCATCGCCGGCAGACGCATGGTCTTCGTTTCGACCCGGCCGCTGGTTAAGGTTGTGCTGACGGTGAATTCTCGCGGATCAGATTCGCCCTGCTTCACAGCGGTATCCTTCACGCCGTCGCGCATCACGCGCCAGCCGGCGGCGGACAGCGTCTTGCCGTCCAATGGGTCGGTCGCGCGGTCGGCGCGAACTTCGCCGCCGTCGTGCAGCGCGCAGGTGCCGGCCGGGTAACTGCGCGTGATGTCGATGCCGGGCAACACGATCAGTTCCGCGGCATCACGGCCCGGTGCGCCGTCCTTCGGTACCGGCAGCGATGCGATGGCTTTGGCGACCTGCTCGGCAACCATCATCGCCACGGTGTCTGGATGGATGTCCTTCCCGGGCTCGCCGTCTTTGCCGTTTACGCCGTCCTTGCCCGGCGCGCCGTCCTTACCGTTTACCGGTACCGGCAGCGCCGCCAGCATTTTGTCGAAGTCGGCAACCAGTCTATCGCTCTGCCGGACGAGTTCGCCACCGATGAACTGCTTGATGGTGGCGATCAGTTCGTCGGCGTAATTTTTCAGGTTTGACATTTGAATCCCTTGGTCACGAGCTCAAAAAATTCTGCGAACTCTGCTTCAGCCTTCGCCGCGGCCGCTGCGCCGCTTGCTGCTGCCGCTGGATCAGGCTGCGTTGCTGCTGGCGCCGGCGGCGCCGCCGTGCCGAACGGATCAGCCCGTGCGTCCCGTTTCGCCAATGCTGCCAGCGAATAATTCTGTTGCTGCATCATCGGCGATGCGCCGCCAGGCACCGGCGGCAGGTTTTCACTGATGCGCGCTTCGTCCGGAGACATCCAGCCACCGGCCACCGCTTTGTTCAGTGCTTCGTATCGCGCCGCGGTGTCCATGCGCATCAATCCGTCGAGATCGAATTCGGTGTAATACCCCGACGGCAGGGACAGCCCTTCGTCCAACGATGCCTCCATCGATTCGATCAGCGCCTGCAAGCAGTCGGAGTAGTACGCCTGATTCAGTCCGTCGATGGTGGTCTGCGGCGGGATCGGCCCGCCGATTTTGTAGATGGGCACATGGAAACAGCGCGCCACGTCTTCGACCGTCCAGCGCAGTTGATCGATCAATTGTGCATCAACGGCCGGTACCGCCATGGCTTCATATTTAAGCCCGTCGCCCAGCACCGCGACTTTGCCACTGTTCACGCCGGTAAAATTTTCGTCCCAGTCTCGTTTGAGTCTGATCGCGGTTTCATCGGTGATTGATGATGGCGCGGTTAAAATCCCGCTCGGCCGGCTTTGATTCGCGAAAAACGTTGTGCTGTTGCGCTGAATGCGCGTTCCCATGGTGGCGGAATAGCCGCACGCGTAGATGGGTGACACGCCCACCAGCGGATGCCACAGGCAAACCATGCGGTCGTGAATGATCTCACTGGCCGGCACGACGATCGCCTCTTGGAGCCCGCTCAAGTAGTCGGCACTCAGTTGGTAATAGATGTCGCCGCTCTGCGCCACCAGCGGCACCACGCGCTGCGGATCCAGAACGAACAGGCCGGTCACCACGCCGCGCCCGTCACGGGATTTCAGGATGTAAGCGTTGCCAAATAACAGCTTGCTGACCACCCATTGCTCGATCAGCTTGATGCGAGTCTGAAAACGGTTCGGCTTGCGTAACACCGGCAGGAATGCCGGACTGTTTTCGACCTCGGTGCAAATTCCGCTGGCCTCTTCCTGCACCAAATCAATTTCCATCTTGGCGATGTCGCTGGCGATGATCGTCACGCAAGAATACACCGCGCTGAATGCCAGCACCTCGCGCGGCGCATCGACCACGACATTGCCCTGAAAGGCGCCGCCGAACGACTCGCGCACCAGTGACATCCATCCGCCGCGACTGTCGACGGATGACATCGTGCCTGGATTGGATATCGACAGGCCAAACATTTTACGCACGAAATTCCACGGTTTCATGATGCGGCCTTGCGCCGGTACGCGGCAGGTTTCTCTGCGGTCATGTCACGCGTGATGTACGGCGCGTCCTCAGATTCCGGCTCTGCGAGTTCGGCCCTGCCGAGCCCGCGCAGCAAAGCGACGTGTCCATCCTCTGCGTCGAATTTATCTCCTGCGGACAAGGCACGATGGTACCAATGACGTGTAAGGCTGATCATTTTAGGCATGACTTCTCCGAAGAAACGCGCCCCCCGAACGCGGGGGGCGCGATGATTAAACAAACAGCTTAGGCAACGTACGCAGCGTCTTTGATGTAAGCCACTGCCGACGTGCGCCGCTTCGCCCAGTTGATAAACCGGATCGCGCGGATCGCCACGGAGTCGGTTTGCCACATCGAGACCATGGTGGTTGGCGTTCCAGACTGCGCGTTGTTGGTCGGATTATCCAGCATCTGAATCGATGCTTCTGCGCTGGCGTCGATTGTAACGCCGCCCTCATCGGCCAGCAGGATGTCCGGCGCGTTGATCAGCACCAGCAAACCGCCTTCGCCTGCCACCGGACTGCCGACCTGCATGGCCGCCTGCGACACGATCACCGGATAGCCGAAAAACGTCCCGCCCTGCGGCGTCATGGTCGGGAAATACGGCTGCGACAGCGCATTGAGCATCAAGCTGATCGCCAGTGCCTGCGTTGCGGTCATCACCCACACCGCACCCTGCGGATTGACGTTGTTGGCGATCCACGAGTTGAACAGCGTCTGCACGTCGGCGCGAAGGGCGGCGGCGGTGGTGCCGGTTGCCGCTATCGGGTTCACGCCGCTGGTGACGGACGCCGGCGATACGTTGGTCACCGCGGCATAATCCGGCGCGATGAACTGCGTGTCCAGGAACTGCTGGATCGACTCGGCCAACGAGTTACGCACCATCAATTCCGCCGACGGCGCCGAACTCATCATCAATTCCTTGGTGAGTACCACGAGACCGGCGGCCTTGGCGATGCCCATTG